AATTAGGATATGACTCCATTCATGAATTCGATAAAACGAAGGCTGAAAAGTTAGAATGGTTCTATCACCTAACAGGTGGATTAACTCATACTGATTTCTTTGCCGTTAGACCTACTGATTATAGTAAGGCAAACGAAGGTGAAGATTGGGGAGATTTATTTTAAAATACAAATATATGAAAACATTTAACGAATTAGAAATAAGCGTAAGAAATTGGGCAATAGAAAAGGGTATAGATAAGCCAGAAAATGCACCAAAACAAATGCTAAAAGTGATGGAAGAAGTAGGTGAAACTGCTGGGGCACTTTTAAAAAATAATGAAGCAGAATTAAAAGATGGGATAGGTGATTCATTTGTAACTCTTATCATACTTTGTCAGCAATTAGGTTATTCCCCAACAGAATGTTTACAATTAGCATACAACGAAATAGAAAATAGAAAAGGTAAAACAGTTAACGGAGTGTTCGTTAAAGAAGAAAATTTATAAAAATGGCAAAAACAAATTACGGAGCAGATTTAGGTTGGGAACTTGATGTAGATTTCCCATCATGGGCAAATACAGAGATATATGTTAAAACTATATCTAAAGGATATTTGTTAGAAGGTGAAAAACCAAAAGATGCTTATTGGAGAGTTGCAACACGAGTTGCTCAAAGATTAGATAAACCACAATTGGCAACTAAATTCTTCGATTATATTTGGAAAGGTTGGTTAAACTTAGCAACACCAGTTCTTTCAAATACTGGTACTGATAGAGGATTACCTATATCTTGTTTTGGTATAGATGTTGCTGATTCCATATATGATATCGGAAATAAGAACTTAGAATTAATGTTACTTGCAAAACATGGTGGTGGTGTTGGTATTGGTATCAACCAAATCAGACCTGCAGGAGCTAAGATTACAGGTAATGGAACAAGTGATGGTGTAGTACCATTTGCTAAAATATACGATTCTACAATCCTTGCCACAAACCAAGGTTCAGTACGAAGAGGAGCAGCATCTGTTAACCTTAATATTGACCACAAGGATTTCGATGAGTGGATTGAAATCAGAGAACCTAAAGGAGATGTAAATAGACAATCACTTAATCTACACCAATGTGCAGTTGTGGGTGATAAGTTTATGAGAAAACTTCAAGATGGAGATGAAACTGCAAGAAGAAAGTGGGGAAAATTACTACAAAAAAGAAAAGCAACTGGTGAACCATACATCATGTACAAAGGAAATGTTAATAAAGCAAATCCTGAAATGTACAAAAAAAATGGATTAAAAGTTCATATGACAAACATATGTTCTGAGATTACATTACATACAGATGAGAACCATTCTTTTGTTTGTTGTTTATCATCAGTAAATCTATCTAAATACAATGAGTGGAGAGATACTGATTTGGTTTATACTGCAACTTGGTTCTTAGATGGAGTACTTTCTGAATTTATCCAAAAGGCTAAAAACATGAGAGGATTTGAAAATTCTGTTGCATCTGCTGAAAAAGGTAGAGCATTAGGATTGGGAGTTTTAGGATGGCACACTTACCTACAACAAAATGGTATTCCATTTGAAGGTATGGAAGCTCAATTTGAAACTCGTAAGATTTTTTCTCAGTTAAAGATAGAATCAGAAAGAGCATCAAGAGATATGGCAACCGAATATGGTGAACCTCTATGGTGTAGAGAAAGTGGATTTAGAAATACTCACTTAAGAGCAGTTGCTCCAACAGTTAGTAACTCTAAATTAGCTGGAAATGTATCTGCTGGTATTGAACCTTGGGCGGCGAATGTATTCACCGAACAAACTGCAAAAGGAACTTTCATTAGAAAGAACAATGAGTTAGTAAAGGTTTTAAGAAAAGCAGGTATCAATAATAAAGAGACATGGGACCAGATAATGGCAGATGGTGGTTCTGTGCAAGATATCAAAGAACTTAATAAGTGGTGTTACTTGGATGGTAAAATGGTACTTTGTGAAGAAATCCAAAACGGAGATATAGATAAAATTTATCCTGTAAAAGATGTATTCAGAACCTTTAAAGAAATCAATCAAATGGATTTAGTTAAACAAGCTGGTGTAAGACAACAATATATTGACCAAGGAGTTTCATTAAATTTAGCATTCCCTTCCATTGCATCACCGAAATGGATTAACCAAGTATCTTTAGAAGCATGGAAACAAGGAATTAAAACATTGTACTACATGAGAACTGAATCAGTTCTTAGAGGTGATATAGCAACAAGAGCGGTTGACCCCGATTGTGTTGCGTGTGACGGATAATTAATTAATTAATAGGAAAAATTAAAATGGTAGAAGTAAAGAAATTTTATGCAGAATGGTGTGGACCTTGTAAGGTTCTAACACCTTTAATGGAAAACGTTAAAACTAAATTTTCAGATGTTAACTTTGAAAATGTGGATATTGATTCACAATTCGAAATAGCTCAGAAGTATCATGTACGTTCTGTACCAACAGTAATTATTGAAAAAGATGGTGTTGAAGTACAAAGAATGGTAGGAGTTCAATCAGAATTAGCATATACAAACGCTTTAACTGAAAATTTATCGTAAAATATTTGGATTTCTCATTTATTTTTCGTATATTTACATAGTAAATAATAAAAACACAATATATGGCAGGAATTAAATTTGTACATCACGAAGAAGAAGTAGTAAAATTAAAAGGAACACCTAAAGTTCCTTTTAGTAAAAGTAAAAAGTTAAGTAGTATGGATGGTGGTAATACGTTATACTATATTGATACGGAGGTTGCGTTTAGAATGAAACTAGATAATTTTGTAGATTTCACACAAAAACATCCACAAAACAGTAGCTATGCTGTAATTACCATTCCAATCGAAAGAGTTTAAAAATAAAATAAAAAGTTATGTCAAAAACCTTATGGTTTTTTAGTAATAGGTTACGAGGAGAATCTCACCCTAGGTCAAAATTAACAACAGAACAAGTAATACAAATTAGAGACCTTTACTCCAAGGGGTTTTCTACAAATGTCATTGCTCGTAACTATAAGGTATCTACTTGGAATGTAGAAGAAATAGTAAAAAGAAAAACTTGGACACACATTTAAAATTTAAAAGAATTATGAATAAATACAATGAAAAACAACTCGAAGAGAATTATAATAAGTTTATCGAGGCACTTAAGAAATCTTTCGAAGGAGATAGATTAGAGAAATTACTACATATGTACTCAATGGATGAATTAGGACCAAACCTAATGTTATCACCAGCGAGTGGAAATGTTAATTATCACAATGCATATGAAGGTGGTTATATTGACCATGTTATGAATGTAGCTAGAAATTCACTCAGAATGATGAAACTCTACAAAGAAGCAGGTGGTATCATTGATTTCACACAAGATGAATTATTATTTGCAGCATTCCATCACGATTTAGGAAAACTAGGAAGTAAAGGAAAAGTTCATTATGTAACAAATCCTTCTGATTGGCACGTAAAGAATCAAGGTAAGATATATGTTAGTAATTCAGACCTATCATATCTAACACATACTGATAGAACATTCTTCTTATTACAAGAATATGGAATTAAATACAATGAAAACGAATATTTTGGAATCAAACTTACTGATGGTATGTATGATGAAGATAACGTAAAATATTTCAAAGTATTTGACCCAAAAAACTACTTAAAATCAAATATACAATTTATACTTCATTGGGCTGACCATATGAGTACTTGTATAGAAAGAGATACACAAAACGCTCCGTTTTAATATGTGTGGAATCATCGGAGGAAATAACTTTAACTCATCTTCTATAAAAGATGGGTTAGACAAGATACTACATAGAGGTAGAGATAATTCAACTATTGAACAAGTTGGAGATTTCTACTTTGCTCATAATAGATTATCAATACAAGATTTATCAGAATTTGCAAATCAACCACTTTGGAATGAAGATAAAACAGTTTGTATAGTTTATAATGGTGAACTATGGGGAAGTAAACTTACCGATAAACTTAAGAGTAAAATAACAATACCATTCAGAACAACTTCTGATACTGAAATTATATTAAACTCTTACTTAGAGTTCGGTGTAGATTCTTTCAAAGATTTAGATGGTATGTTTTCTTTTTGTATTATTGATACACGAAGTAAAACTGCATATTTAGTTAGAGATTATATTGGTGAACTTCCTTTTTGGTATTCAATTGATAAATTAACTAATAAGTTAGCATTCTGTTCAGAGAAAAAAGGATTACCTTTATCAGATATTTACATGAAGAGTGTAAAGACAGTTTATCCTGGTACATATGTTGAATACAATTATGAAACACTATATCATAGTGTAAAAACTTACTATGAACTACCTAATGAAATAATAGAACATGATAGAGATACTATTATTAAGAACATACGAAGATTATTAGGAGAAGCAGTTGAAGTAAAGATGATTTCAGATGTTCCCATTTGTACACTTCTAAGTGGGGGAATTGATTCTGTAATAACAACATACCTTTTATCTAAGTTATATCCTAAATTAGAAGCATTTGTAGTAACAACAGAGGGTGGTAGTGATATAAAGTTTGCAAGAATAGCAGCCAAAGAATTTGGTATCAAATTACATGAAATTCATATGACAAATGATGAAATCATGAATTCAATTGATACTACATTATATGTAACTGAATTAACAAAATGGCAGAATATAGGTAGTGCACTTGCAACTATCAAACTAGGTGAAGAGATAAAGAAACATGGATTTAAGGTAGTGTTTAGTGGTGATTTATCAGATGAGATTTGGGGTAGTTATGGTCATATACAAGCATTTCATTATACACCTGAAACTTATAATATAGCAAGAAGAAAATTAATAAAGGATGTACATAAAGGAAACTTTCCATCACAGAATCAATCTATGATGTGGGGTGGTACTGTTGAGATGAGAACTCCATACTCTTGGAGACCATTCGTAGAGTACTCTTTAAACATTCCTCCGTTGTATCAAAATGAAAAGGGATATATGAAACCATTGTTAAGAGAAGCATTTAAAGGAGAAATATCAGATGAACTTTTGTATAGAAAGAAAATTTGGTTTGCACAAGGAGCAGGAATATCAGATGGTATAGAAACAATAAAAGATACACTAAAGGACAGATTGAAAAATCAGTTTCAGTATAAAGATAATTTAAATATAAAGAAGTTTTGGGATTAAACGTAGTTCATATAAAAGAAGAAGGTGAAGCGATGGATAAAGTCATTGAGGATACAATGGTTATTATCGATATGTATCCTGATATATTTCCTCATATGTACAAACAGGGATTCAAACTTGTTAAAAGAATCAAACGAGGTAACTTAGTTTTACAAGATGGTGTAATGATTACATTTACACAATATACACATGGTGGTAAACTATCTCGAAATGCAACAACAATAAAGAAAACAAATGATTTTATTATTCACCAAATAGCATCAGACCAAACCCAAAAGGGTGCAACTAAAAAGGTATTAGATGAATTTGTAGAATATTGTAAATCAAAAAAAGCTGGTAATATATTATTAACTGTTCGAGCTTTCAACGATAGAGCTCGTAAATTCTATGAAAGATATGGATTTAAGTACGATTCAGATATACAATGGAATTCAAAGGAAACAGGTATAATACCAGGTGTAATTTACAGATTACAACTAGAAAAAATAAAAAGTGAAAAGTTTTTTCAGTTTTAGCTTGTATAATTCAAAATAATTTCGTATATTTGTACTAAATATGTCTTAATAAAAACCCAATGGGTGGTTTTAAGGCAGAATTATTAACATTAATTAAAGCCGGGAACAGGGATATACTGAACCAAACCAATTATGGAGCAGCTGCTCAACGCAGGTTCTTTCGAACCACGAAATCTAAACTTCCAAGAAGCTAGCCAACTAGGACCTATCTTTTGGAAAAACTATGCATCTCACATTTACTCAAAGTATGAAGTTGTACTTGATGAAATCTTAGCTAATAAACCAAAATATGCTTCAGATTTTTCCAATGCAGAGACATCTTCGTTATTGAATGATTATCAATATGCACGAGAAATTTATAAATCACTAAGGTGAGTTATAAAAGAGATAGAAACACATTCCCAAAAAAAGTAAGAATGCGTAAATTAAATTTTAAAAAGAATTTAAAGAAACAACCAAAACAAAAAGAAAAATTTGGTTGGTACACAGGTATGAAATTAATTTTTCGTAAATAAAGCTTGGATATATGAAATTAATTTCGTATATTTGTATAATATAAACGTTGTGGGTTCGGGCAAACCTTACTATAAATGGAAAACGTTGAAATAGAAAAAAGTCCAAACAAACCGAATTACTTTAAAAGCCGGCTTTAAAAGCCAATGGTGGTGAAGTGGTTCATTAAATTAAAATTTTATAATATGACAAAAATTAACACAAATTTATCTACTGAAACAAAAGGCGGAGTAGATATCTTAATGAAATCGCCAACAGAAAAATTCCAATTAAGTAAATACTCAGTTGATGCATTTAACTCAGCATCATTAATGGTAAAGTATTCAAAAAACTTTCAAAGATATTACTTATTTTATAATAAAATTGGAGACCCTGGTCATGAATGGCAAAGAAACTTATTTCTTTCAATTATCAATTATGAACCTATTGGACAGATTGAATGGGTTAAGACAGTTGATGAAAATGGAAAAGTAACTACAACATCAGAATCACTTGATGGACAACAACGAACAAAAACATTCTTAGCTATTATGAGTTCTCTTGTAAAGTTACCTGGAGATAAATCAAATCCTAAATCTTTTATACAAATAAATGGTAGAGATGTTGATGTTAGTGGATACACACTTTCAGATATACAAAAATACCACGAGGGGTATTTTAACGAATGGAAATCTACTTATTCATTTATCGTTTTAGAATCTGAACTTAAAAAGAAAGAAAAACACAACAGATTTCAAAAAGTGAATGACCATAACACATTATCATCACAAGATATACTTTCTTCACTAGATAATCCTTTATCTAATTATATAAACGATTTAACATTACCTGCAGTACCAGAACATAAATTTGCAAGAGTAAAAGATGGAGCATTAGAGTTTGAATACTTAAATTGTTCTCCAAAAGGTAAGTTATTACAAGAAATAATAGCGAAGTACCTTGTGTGTGTACATAATGATGGATTTACAAACATAGGAGGAAGTCAAATTAAGAAGTTATATTTTGATTATGAAACTAAAGATGAAAAGTTGGGACCTAAAAATACCCAAGCAACTTTAGAATCTCATAAGAAAAGAATCGAAAAGGTTTTAAAAAAGGTAGATTTTGTGATTGATAAAACTAGTAAAGAGTTTTGGAAGAAAAGAGATATACTGATGTTATTTATTACTATTGATTTACTTTACAAAAATAGTATAAAATTTGATGCTAAAAAGTTAGCAGGAAAGTATCAAAGAATTATAGGTGAATTAAAAGGAACTCAACTTAAATTAAATAGTTGGGCAGTTGATAAAGGATATCTTACAGATGTAAATCATTGTTTAGATAGGGATGTGTTACAAAAATCAGTTTGGGAAAGAGATAATACCTTCGCTGCTTGTTACCAACAAGGTGATAGCAAACATCCTCTTGAATTTGTTATTGAAACTATTTTAAAGCAATTAGAAAAGGAAGAAATTGCAAAAAACGTTTCTAAAAAAAGAGCATTTACTAAAGAAGAGAAAAGACACTTATTACTTTCACAAGATTGTAAATGTGCTTCTTGTAGAGTAGAACTAGAAATAGATGAAATGGGAAGTTATGAAGCAGACCATATTAAACCATTTAAAGATGGTGGTGATACTGAATTATCAAATGGTGAAGCTCTTTGTTTGGATTGCCACCAAGATAAGACATTATATCCTGAGAGATATGAAAAAACGAGAAAGAGATTTGATATGGCGTATTCTCAACAACCACAAGTTGCATAATATATGACGATAGAATCAATATTAAATAAATACAAAAAGGGTACTTACGAAGGTGAGTACCCAACTGTATCTGAAGAAGATTTTACTTTACTCAAGAAAAACTTTGATAAGTTAGAAGTAAAGGAAGCATTTGCAGAATTATTCATGGAGTATGAAATACCCTATGCAGAAATTAGCGAAAAAAATGCATATGATGATTTCTTATCACTTAAGGGTTTCCAGTGGAGAAACTATCTAAAGGAAGGTGAATGGTTTCCACGAAAAGCAGCGGAATCTAAGTATCCACTAACATACGATGGAAAACAACAATACTTTTCTCGTATCAATACAGGTAACAGAGCATCCAATTACTTCCAGCAACACAATAGATGGAGTGTAGATGGTTCGGTTTCACCCGGTCCAAAAAGAACTTGGGAAACTAAATCATTTATGGTATCACTAATGGGTGCAGCTTATTCTTTAAAATTACCACAAGTTGGTAAGAAAGAATTAAGAACTATGATTGGATTAAGAAAGTACATATGTGCTCAGTTCAAACCAAATGTAGCGAAGATGTTCTATGATATGAATAACGCTAAGACCGTACTTGATTTCTCAATGGGGTGGGGTGATAGATTAGCAGGAGCATTTAGTAGTGAAACTGTTGAACATTATGTAGGACTAGACCCTCGTATAGAGAATCATCCATTCTACGAACAACAAAGAGATTTTTATACTAAACATACATCTTTCTTTGAAACACCTACCAAAACAACATTCTATCAATCACCAGCAGAAGATTTTGATTACTCTGAATATAACGAGTACTTTGATGTAGTATTTACATCACCTCCATATTTCTCAGTAGAAAGATATTCACATGATGATACTCAGAGTTGGGTAAGATATAAAAACATAAACGATTGGAACAAGAACTTTTTACATACTACTTTAGGTAAGATTATACCAACAGTAAAGAAAGGTGGTATCATTGCAGTGAACATAGCTGATGTTTATGCAAGTTCTAAAGGTGATAAGGGATGGTTAGAGATTTGTAATCCAATGATTGATTATCTTACATCACAAGGATTAACTTACAAAGGTTGTATTGGTATGGAAATGGCAAAGAGACCTAATAGTGGTGGAGCAGGAACTGCTAAAGATGATGGACAGTATTCAGAAGAAAGTTTAAAATTAGCAGAAGAAACAAAAAATCAAACTTTTTGTGAACCTGTTTGGATATGTCAAAAATAATTCGTATATTTGTATAAATAAATAAAACAGAACAGATTGTATCAAAACATTTATTACCAACGAGAAAGAAATTTAATCCATCTTTGGGATGACCAAAGAGGATATTCTGCATTTCCATACACACGATATGCTTATGAACCTGCACAAAGAGGTGAGTATAAATCTATTTATGGAGATAGTTTATCCAAAATTTATAAGTTTAAGAAAGATGACCCAAATTTATTTGAGTCAGATGTACCTGAAACTACACGAGCATTAGTAGATATGTATTCAGATAAAGATGATATATCAGACGGTCATGTTATCTTAACATATGATATTGAGTGTGAAATGATAAGTGGATTACCAGACCCACTAGAAGCTAAGAATGAATTAACTTCAATTGCACTTCACGATTCTGCAACAGACCAGTATTGGGTATTGGTTGTTGATAAGGAAGGTGGTATGAAAGAAAAGACTACTGATAAGTGTATCGTATTCCCATTCCAAGATGAACGAGATATGTTAGCTAAGTATTTGGAGTTATATGAGATGATTAATCCCTCAATCGTTACCGGTTGGAATATTGATTTCTTTGATACACCAATGTTATACAACAGAATCAAAAGATTATTGGGTGAGAAACAAGCAAATAGATTATCACCAATCGGACAATGTTTCTGGTCACCTTATCGTAAAAGATACTTTATGGCAGGTGTATCTTATTTAGATTACATTACACTTTATAAGAATTACAATTATGGTGAACTACCAAACTATCGATTGGATAGTGTTGCACAAAAAGAATTGGGTAGAGGAAAGATTGAGTATGATGGAAACTTGGACCAATTATTTAGAGATGATATTGAAAAGTTTATCGAATATAACTTAGTAGATGTTGAGTTAGTAGTTGAGTTTGATAAAAAACTTCAGTTCATCGATTTGTGTAGAGGTATCTGTCATGCGGGACACGTTCCATATGAAGATTTCGTTTACTCATCAAAGTATCTTGAAGGAGCAATGTTAACTTATCTTAGAAGAAAGGGATTGGTTGCACCAAACAAACCAGCAGATAGGCAAGAACGAATGCAAGAAATTCGTGATAATAATCAAGAGAAATTTATTGGAGCATATGTAAAAGCTCCAATTGTTGGAAAATATGATTGGATATATGATTTAGATTTAACATCTCTATATCCTTCTATTATTATGACCCTCAACATTTCACCCGAATCAAAGATTGGTAAGATTCAAGATTGGGATGCAAATAAATTTGTTAAAGGGGAAGTTGATACTTATTATATCGGAGATAATACCATATCTAAAGAAAATTTAAGAAAGTATTTAGATGATTCCAAATTCTCAGTTGCATCGAATGGTGTACTTTACCGAACCGATACCGTTGGTTGTATACCTGGTATTCTTGACTTGTGGTTTCAAAAACGAGTTGAGTATAAAAATGAAATGAAAAAATATGGGAAAGCAGGAGATGATGAAAAATATGCCTTCTATCACAAACGTCAGTTGGTTCAGAAGATTTTACTTAACTCTTTATATGGTGTTCTTGGTCTTCCTGCCTTTAGGTTCTATGATGTTGATAATGCTACCGCTGTTACCACGACAGGACAGACAGTTATTAAATCAACTGCGGATATGGCTAACATCAAGTACAACAAGGAGCTTAATACTCCTGATTTGGATTCTAACATATACATCGATACTGATTCTGTATTCTTCTCAGCAGTTCCTTTAATGGATAAACGATTTCCTAATTGGAAAGATGAAGAACAAGATACAATTGCTGGTTATGTAAATGATATTGCAGAAGAGATGCAAGATTACCTTAATGATTTCTATGATATACTTTCAACAAAGGTTTTAAATGTTGATAAAGATAAACACAGATTAGAGATTAAGAAGGAGTATGTTGCAAAAGCAGGATTGTGGGTAGCAAAGAAACGATATGCACAATGGATTATATCAGATAATGGTGTACCAGTAGATAAGTTAGATGTAAAAGGATTAGATGTAAAACGTTCATCATTCCCAAAAGCATTCCAAGAATGTATGGGTACAGTTCTTATTGATATTCTAAAAGGTAAAACAGAAGAAGAGATTTCAGATTATGTTTTAGATTTCAAAAAGAATATGGTAAATAGACCTACATCCGAGATTGCAAAGAACTCAGCAGTAAAGAATCTTAAAAAATATATGCCGAAAGGTAAAAGAGAACGATTCTCTATGATGAAAGGAACACCTGCTCATGTTAAAGCAGCAATTCTATATAATGATTGTTTAAAACATTTCAATGCTCCTTTCAATTATGAACCATTAAAAAATGGTGATAAAGTTAAGTGGGTATATCTTAAAGATAATCCATTGGGAATTGATGGTTTAGCATTCACAGGTTATAAAGACCCACCAGAGATTGAGAAGTTCCTAGCTACTTACATTGACCACAATAAAATCTTCGAAAGAGAATTGGGACATAAACTTCAAGTTTTCTTTGATGCTGTTGGTTGGGGTGAAGTAATAAGTGAACAAAGAACTGCTGAAAAATTCTTCAGTTTTTAGTAACATGACAATTTGTCATGTTTAAGTAAAATGGTATAATAAATGAACTATAATATAATAAATTAAAATAAATGAGTAAAGAAACAATCGAATCAATCGATGTAAAACAATTGGCAAATGATGTTATCAAATATGGAATATTAGATACAAAGGAATCAAAAGAATTAACAAATTTGATAATGAATAGAAATAAAAAGTAAAGTTATGAGCGAAAAGATTTACGTCCGTAAAATTGAAACTTGGACAATCTCAGCTGCAAGTGACCCGATTGAGGTTAACGTAGAAGCATTAAGAAAATGTGAACCACCATATGAAGGTGATTCAGAACAAGAATTGGTAAACTATCTACAAAACGAAGTGTGGAATGAATATGAATTCTATGATAATGAACATAATAAAGAGGTTTATGGTGAAGATGAAATATATGATTTAGGTATGGAAGAAGCTTATACTGAAAATGAGTTCTTCGATTCTCGTAATAAAGGTTGTGATGAATCACTACAAGTTGGTGTACCAAATGAGGAGTGGACAAAGACAGGTGGTTTCCAACCATTAGCATATGGAGAAAACGAATATTAAATAAATAGAAAATGGCAATATTAAGAAGAAAAGTAATATATACGGATGTAAGGTGGGAAGAAACAGAACCACTAACAGAAGAACAACTCAAAAAATGGAAATCAGAAGATGATGACCTTCAACATGAGGTAATGGATGAAGTAGAGTTTGATTTAAAAAACGATAAGGCATTAGAAGATTCTGAATGGCCTGAATTAATAGAAGAATAAAGATATGGCAAAACAATTAAAATTTGATGTACAAGCAAGAGAATCCCTTAAGAATGGATTAGATACTCTTGCAGATGCGGTTAAGGTTACACTAGGACCGAAAGGTAGAAACGTTCTACTACAAAAAGGACAAGGTTCGCCACATATTACTAAAGATGGTGTATCGGTAGCAAAAGAAATTGAGTTAGAAGATGTGTTTGAAAACATGGGTGCTCAATTAGTTAAAGAAGTTGCATCCAAAACTGCTGATGAAGCGGGAGATGGTACAACAACTGCAACTGTTCTTGCTCAAGAGATAGCAAGATTAGGATTCGAATCCGTTGAAAATGGTGCAAATCCAATGGAACTTAAAAAGGGTATTGAAAAAGCTGTTAGTATCGTAACTGAAGAACTTGGTAAACAAGCAATTGTTGTAGGTTCTGATTATGATAAAATTAAACAGATTGCTACAATATCAGCAAACAATGATAATGTAATCGGTGAACTTATTGCTGATGCATTCCAAAAGGTTGGAACTGATGGTGTAATTACGGTAGAAGAATCTAAAGGTATTCAAACATCAATGGAACTTGTAGAAGGAATGCAATTTGATAAAGGATTTTTATCAGCACACTTTGTAACCAATACAGAGAAGATGGTTGCGGATATGGAAAATCCTTACATCTTATTATATGATGGTAGATTATCCAACATGAATGATATTCTTACGTTATTAGAAGGTATATCTGGTCAAAACAGACCTCTTGTTATCATAGCTGATGATGTAGAAGGAGAACTCCTTGGAACACTTGTAGTAAACAAGTTAAGAGGAACTCTTAAAGTATGTGCAGTTAAGGCACCTGCTTTTGGTGATAGAAAGAAAGAAATGATGAATGATATCTCAGTATTGACTGGAGCACAATTCATTTCACCTGAACTTGGATTGAAAATAGAAGAAGCTACACTAGATATGTTAGGTACTGCTGAGAAAGTTACGATTGGTAAAGATAATACAACTATCGTAAATGGAGCAGGTAATATTGATGATATCAAAACAAGAATTGAACAAATAAAATCACAAATTGAAACAACTGATTCAGATTACGATAAAGAAAAACTACAAGAACGTTTAGCGAAACTAAGTGGTGGAGTTGCAGTTCTTTATATAGGTGCTGGTTCTGAAGTTGAGATGAAAGAAAAGAAAGATAGAGTAGATGATGCACTTCATGCTACAAGAGCTGGTATCGAAGAAGGTATCGTTGAAGGTGGTGGTATTGCATTATTGAAAATTCAAGATACTCTTGGAAATTATGTACATATGGAGGAATCAGACTCATTTAATAAAGGATTTGATATCATCCAAACTGCATTAGCATCTCCATTATCTCAGATTCTTAAAAATTGTGGTGTAACTGAAGGTTCTGTTGTAGAATATATTAAACAGAATGGTGGTGGATACGATGCTAAGAACGAAAAGTTTGTAGATATGTTCGAAGCAGGTATTATTGACCCTAAGAAAGTAACAAGAACTGCAATTGAAAATGCAGCATCTGTTGCTTCTATGATTTTAACAACTGAATGTATGGTAGTGGATAAGCCAGAAGAAAAACCACAATTTCCTGTGATGCAAATGCCAGGAATGTAAAATAAATACGAAAAAGTTTGGTAGTATCAAATAAATTTCGTATATTTGTACAAATAATAAATTATAATTAAGTAAACAATGGAAAAACAATCATTAAGCAGGTTCGTATCAAAGTACAACCTATCAGGTCTAGTAGAATCTGTAAAGTGGGAATCAAAAGATGGTTCTCTAACTACTTCTTTCATCTCTGATGATAAATCAGTTTTAGGAAGTGTAAGTATGAAAGAGTTTGATAGTTCAGATGCATCATTTGGTGTATATGATACAACCAAACTAACAAAGATGTTATCGGTTCTTGGTAACGATGTAGATTTCTCAATGAATGATATTGATGGTAAAGCAGTATCTTTAAAATTCAAAGATAAATCAACATCTGTAAATTATATGTTAGCTGATTTATCAGTTATCCCTAATGTACCAGATTTGAAACAATTACCAGATTTTAATGTAGAAATTAAATTGGATTCAAACTTTATATCTACATTTATCAAAGCAAAGGGTGCATTGCAAGATGAGAACAATTTTACATTTACTTGTAAAGAAGGTGCTGGTCAGATTATCTTAGGATATTCTAATATTAACACAAACAGAATTAATATTGATGTTGATTGTGTATGTGAAGGTGATGTAGACCCAATTTCATTTTCTGCAACATACCTAAAAGAGATATTAGTTGCAAACAAAGAAGCAACTGATGCAACTTTAAAGATTTCTTCTCAGGGATTAGCCCACATTTCCTTTTCAATTGACAATTATGAATCAAATTACTTTCTTGTAGAAATTCAATCTTAATGAGCACTAAATATTTTTACGAACAAAGTAAATTTTCTGAGTTCAAATCTAAAAAAACTTACCATGAGTTACTTGATATGACTGATGGTGAGTTTGAGGATTGGGCAAGGTTAATCCGTAAGGAGATTGTCGATGCGTGGGATATTGATGGGCAACCTCCTGTTAAAGGAAAAACAGAAGAACAAATTATCAGCCATTTTGGTAAGTTGAAAAAAGATGAATGTAATTTCTTTATTAAAGATGATGAAGATAAAGAATCATTGGGGATTATAAAAAACTTTAATAAAAGTCAAAGTGTAGTAAATCAGTTTTTTCCAACAATGTTGAAAACTAGAATTTCTATTGGTGAATCAGCTGATGGTGGAACATCAATTTATGATTATTTTGCAGAAGATAGTTTAGAAGGTGGTTTCATTAAAACAATGGCAAGAGCGGTTAAGAGAGATTCCATGTATGCATGGTGTCGTTCATTAACAACTGTTAAAGATGAGAATCCTTTTTGGAATGGACAAACACCATATAAATTCGTAAAGGAGGTATATGATGGTAAGATATTCAAAGGTAAATGGGAAAACTACGATATCGTACTTCACAGAACAACTGAAGCATCTATTAGAAAATACGGACCTTTAAATGAAACTAAACAAACGTATGGAACAATCCTATTCTTAACTGGTAAACAAGTAAGAAGATTAGTAAAAGAAGGATTTCTAAACAAACGTCAGATTTCAAATATTGGTGATATACCTAATTCAAAAACTTTAAAAAATGGTAAAGTTGTTAATTATGTTTACAATGTAAGGTGGTATGAAAAATCAGATGGTATTTTCCCTAAGATTATACAAGCATTTAGATTAGGTTTAGGACAACCTGCTGTAAACTTTCCTGCATTAACTGCAAAATGGATTTACGAAAACTATACTAATCATATTGAACAAGAAGAACCATTACATATTTATGATTCATCTAGTGGTTGGGGTGGTAGAATTGCAGGAGCAATGAGTAGTAGAAAGAAAGTTCACTACGTTGGTACAGACCCTAATCCAGATAACTTTATTGATGATTTGGGTATTTCTCGATATGAATACATGGCAAAGTTCTATAATGATAAAGTAGTTGATACTCATTCAGAAGCAATGAGTAACTTCTTTGCAGTAGAAAAGCAAGGTAACACCTATGAGTTATTTCAAGATGGTTCAGAGTTAATTAAAAACAATCCTGAGTTCCAAAAGTATAAAGGTAAATTAGATATTTCATTTACTTCACCTCCTTACTTTAATAGAGAACAATATTCACAAGATGAGAACCAATCGTTCAAAGCGTATGGTGAGTATGATGATTGGAGAGATAACTTTTTAAGACCTACTCTAACAACAATTTATGAGTATCTTAAAAATGATAGATATATCCTATGGAATATTGCTGATATCAAAATTGGTAAATCAATTTACTTTCCACTAGAACAAGATTCGATTGATATTCTTCAATCACTTGGTGGTGAATATAAAGGTAAACTTAAGATGACAATGGCAGCAATGATTGGTGCAAATGTAAACAAACGAGAATCAATTGAAACAGGTATGAAAAACTTAGTACAAGTTGGAAGTACTTGGTACAAATATGAACCTATATTCGTATTCCATAAAAAGTAATTAATGCATTATTACCAACGAAATAAATTTGTAGATTTTAAATCAAATATTCTTTTCCATGAATTACTTGATACTAGTGATTCCGAATTCGAAGATTGGGCAAAGACTTTGCGTAAAGAAGTTACTGAACAATGGGATGAGTTCGGAAATCCACCTGTTATCGGAAAAAATCATGATAAGATTATTACATCACTTGGTAAATTAAAATCAAATGATTGTGATTTCATTGAAAAAGATTTAAGTGGTGATGATGAATCGTTGGGTATTATCAAAAACTTTAACAAGGATGCATCTGTTGTAAATCAGTTCTTTCCTACAATGTTGAAAACTAAAATATCAAGTGGAAAAACTGCTGAAGGTGGTTTATCTATTTATGATTATTTTGGTGACCCTACAATGGAAGAGCAGTTTATTAAGATAATGAAGAGAGCAGTACGAAGAGATTCTATGTATGTTTGGTCTCGTTCACTTGTTAATAAAAAAGATGAGAATCCCTTTTGGAATGGTCAGAGTGGATACGAATTTATCAAAGATGTTAAAGATGGAAAAGTATTCACAGGTAAATGGGAAAACTACGATATCTATTTAACGAAATCAAAAGATAGTACATTTGATAACTACGGAACATTTAATGATGAGTATGTTGGGTTTACAAACATATATCTAACATCAGATGAAGTAAATGAATTAGTAGATAATGATTACTTAAATTCAAGACAAGTTTCTAACATAAATAAAATAGAAGAATCTTCAACATCTAAAGTGGGGAAGGTAACGAAATATTCTTATATGGTTAGATGGTATGATAAAACTGAAGGATTATTTCCTAATATGTTAAGAGTAATACGTTTAAGTTGTGGACAAGCAGCTGTAAACTTTCCTGCATTAACTGCAAAGTGGATTTACGAAAACTATACTAATCATATTGATTCAACTGAACCTATAACTGTGTATGATTCATCGAGTGGTTGGGGTGGTAGAATTATCGGTGCAATGAGTTCTCGTAAGAAAATTCATTATGTTGGTACAGACCCTAATCCTGATAACTTCTTAGATAATGAAGGTATTTCTCGTTATGAGTATGTAGCAGATTTTTACAACAAGAATTGTATAGATAATCATTCGGATAAACTTACATCATTTTTTGATGTTGAAACACAATCTAATACATATGAACTCTTTCAAGATGGTTCTGAATTAATTTCAAACAATCCAAAGTTTCAGAAGTATAAAGGTAAAGTTGATATATCATTTACATCACCACCATATTTTAATAGAGAACAATATTCACAAGATGAAACACAGTCTTTCAAAGCATATTCTGAGTACGAAGATTGGAGAGATAATTTCTTAAAACCAACCTTAAAAACAATTTACGAATACTTAAATAAAGATAGATATATTTTGTGGAATATTGCAGATATTAAAATAGGTGAAAGTACTTACTATCCATTGGAACAAGATTCAATTGATATATTAAATCAACTTGGGTGTGAGTATAAAGGAAAGCTTAAAATGTTAATGACACGAATGGTTGGATTAGACCCTTCCAAGAGTGGAATTAAAAACGCAGTAAAACATAATGGGAAATCATATAAATTTGAACCTATATTCGTATTCCATAAAAAATAACAAAATATGACTAAAGCAGAAATAGTACAGGAGTTACTAGATAAAGGACATATTACCGCTGAAAAAGCAGTAGTATTGTTAACTAATGAAACTTCGAGGGGTGGTATTACTTATATACCATATCAACCAAATCCATATTGGCAAACCGAACCCAATATTCCAAATCAACCTTGGTACACAACAACAAATACATTTGAAAATAATATAAATAAAAAAGAAGATGAGTAATTTTAAACCATTAGGTGATAGAATTTTGGTAAGACCTGATTCTAAAAACGAAGAAAAGAAATCAAAAGGAGGATTAATCCTTACTGATTCCATCTCAAGGGGAACTAAAGTTTATGGAGAAGTAGTATCAGTTGGTACTGGTCTTTTCTCACAAACTGGAACTAAAATCCCAATAACAGTTAGTGTGGGTGATAAGGTATTATATACCAAACAAGAAGCTTCTAATACTATAAAAGTAGATGGTGAAGAACTTCTTATTTTTCACGAACATGAACTTTTAGGTTTTATTCAATGAGAAACTCTCTAACATACGATGATATTCAGTTAGTACCTCAGTACTCTACTGTTCCCTCTCGTACTCAAATTGACTTAAAAACACTTGTATCTCGTAGATATGGTATTTTAAATCCAATTGTAGCATCTCCGATGGATACAGTTTGTGGATTAGAAATGGCTTACAAGATATTTTTACTCGGTGGAGTGGGTTGTATTCACCGTTTCAATTCAATAGAAGAACAATCCAAAATAATCAAAGAACTATATCATAGAATTTATTCCGATGAATGGGGAAATCAATTTGAATCATGGGGAGTCATGATTGACAATTGGCATTCAGAAATTCCTCATGTTCCAATTATGGCATCCATTGGAGTAAGTGAAAGTGATAAAGATAGAGCAAAATCTTTAGTAGATAATGGTTGTAACATTATCGTTATTGATGTAGCTCATGGACACCACAAAAACGTTGAAACAATGTTGGGATGGTTGAAAAGTAACCTTGATGACAAAGTAGACATTATCGCTGGTAATATCGCAACCAAAGAAGCAGCTCAAGAATTAGAATCTTGGGGAGCAGATGGGTTGAGAGTCGGTATTGGTGGAGGTTCACTTTGTACAACAAGAGTTAAGACAGGATTCGGAGTACCGAATGTAAGTTGTTTAGAAGATATAGTATCTGTTGCGAAAACACCCGTTATGGCTGATGGAGGTATTCGTTCAAGTGGTGATATATCAAAAGCTCTTGCAATTGGAGCGAGTTCTGTTATGTTGGGTTCTCTAATCGCTGGTACTGATGAAGCACCAGGTCAGATTGTTGAAACTCAAAAAGGTCTTTATAAGAGATATAGAGGTTCTGCATCGTTAGAAACGAAAGTAACACATGGTCAAAAGGCTAGAAATGTAGAAGGTGAATCTACAACCATTCCCTACAAGGGCGGAGTTAAGTTCATAGTGAATGGGTTAATTGATGGAGTAAAATCGGCACTCTCTTATGGAGGTGCTCAAACATTAGAAGATTTTAATCCACCTTATGTTCAGGTTACAAATTCGGGTATTAATGAAGCAAAACCACATTTATTATAAAGACAAGGTTATACAATTTAATTAAATTAAAAACAATTATTATGAGAAAACTATTATTAGTTGGATTGATGCTCTTAACGAGTATCGTTACTTTTGCACAAGTTAGTGGGAAAGTATTAGACATCGAAACTAATGACCCTCTACCAGGAGCAACCATCATCGTTCAAGGAACGGCGGATGGAGTTGTAACTGGTTTTGATGGTACATTTGAACTCGATGCTAAAAACGGAGAAAAATTGATTATCTCCTATCTAGGGTATGAAACTGCATTTGTTGTTTCTACTGTGGATGATTTTATGGAAATCTACTTAAAACCAGACCTAAATCAATTAGGTGAGGTTGTAGTAACTTCTGGTGTAATTGATATTGCGAAAGTGAGAGAAACTCCTGTTGCTGTATCAACTATTTCACCATCAGAGATTGCGTTAAAAGTAGGTAACCAAGAGTTTCCTGAAATCATGAATAAAACTCCTGGAGTTTACGCTACCAAACAAGGTGGTGGTTATGGTGATTCAAGAATCTCTTTAAGAGGATTTGACCAAAGAAACACTTCTTTCCTTATTAATGGGCAACCAGTTAATGATATGGAAAACGGATGGGTTTATTGGTCTAACTGGCAAGGTTTAACTGATGTTGCAAGTGGTATCCAATTACAGAGAGGATTGGGAGCTTCAAGATTAGCAGTACCATCTGTTGGTGGAACTGTATCAATCTTTACAAAAGCTGCTGAAGCAAGAAAAGGTGCATCTGTACAACAATCATTTGGTAATGATGGATACTTTAAAACTACTGCTTCTGTATCAACAGGATTATCTGATAATGGATGGGCTACATCTGTGTTACTTTCTAAGTGGCAAGGTGATGGTTATATCTATAACACAAAAGGAGAGGGTTACACTTACTTCTTTGCGTTAGGATATGCACCTGAAGATTCAGACCATTCTGTTAACTTTTCTTTCTTAGGTGCTGGACAATGGCATCACCAAAGAGATGTTTGGGTTTCTATTAGAGATTACCAAAACTTCGGTAAAGAAGGAATTGATAGAAGATGGAATTCCAATGGTGGTGTTTTAAATGGTGAAGAATTCTCAATGAGAAGAAACTTCTATAACAAACCATTAGCAACATTAAATTGGGATTGGGAAATCAACGATAACCTTAAATTAGCTACATCATTATATGGTTCAGCTGGTAGAGGTGGAGGAACTGGTCCAAGAGGAAACAATTTTAGAAACGCTACATCTGATATCTTACCATTCAGAAAGGATTTAACTGAACACTACTTAGAAAATGGTAGAGGTGCAAGAACTCCTGAAGGATTTATAGATTTCGATGCAGTTGTTGCTAACAATCAAGATACAACAGACCCATATAGTGGAGCTATTGGTGCATTTGAAGGTCAGTTAATTGGTTCTAATGGATTCAGAGATGATGGTGTTAATAGAGAAGTTCTTGTAAGAAGAGCATCTATGAACTCTCATGACTGGGTTGGAGCAATCTCTAACTTAGAATACGAAAGTGGAAATTGGAAATATTCAGTTGGTGTGGATTTAAGAAACTATACTGGTTATCATTATAGAACTCTTAACCACTTAATGGGATTAGATGGATACTACTCAACGGGTAATAGAAACTCTAATGGTCAAATTATCAATACTTTAGTGGAGGCATCTCCATTTAAAGGTACTGGTTTAAAAGGACCGAAGATTGATTATTACAATGTTGGTAAAGTTGGATGGCAAGGATTCAATGGTTTAGTTGAATATAAGAATGATAAGATTTCTGCAGTATTACAAGCAGGTACTTCTAATCAATCTTTCCAAAGACTTGATTATTTCGACCAACCAGATAATCCAGAATCAGATACTAAGAATCAAGGTGGAGGTTATCTTAAAGGTGGTGCAAACTACAACATTGATGATAAACAAAACGTATTCTTTAATGCTGGTATGATTTCAAGACAACCACAATTTGGAGCAGTATTCCCTAACTATGCAAATGATGTTAATCCAGATTTACAAAACGAAGAAATTAAATCATTCGAATTAGGATATGGTTTCATTGGTAGTAACTTTAAAGTTAATGTTAATGCATATTCAACAGTATGGGGTAATAGATTCGTTCAAAGAAGTTTATCTAATCAACAAGGTGTAGATGGTTCAGCTCAATTTAAAGATATCGATGTAGTACACAATGGTATCGAAGTTGAAACTTCTTATAACCCAACAGATAAGTTGAGATTAAAAGGTATGTTATCAATCGGTGATTGGAGATATACTAATGATTTCTCAGCAGAATTATTTGATGATAATCAACAATCAATCGGTACAGGTACATTATACCTAAAAGATGCTAAAGTAGGAGATGCGGCTCAGTTCACAACTTATGTTGAAGCAGATTACGAGATTATCCAAGGATTAAGAGTTGATTTAGGATATAGATTCGTTGATGGATTATATGCTGATTATTCAATCACAGATTCAGAATTTACTCAACCAGATAACCAAGGAGCTTTAAAATTACCGTCTTATGGATTGGCTGATTTAGGAGCAACTTATGTGTTTGATTTATTCGGAACTGATGCATCGTTTAGAGTTAACGTAAATAACTTATTTGATACTTACTACATTGCAGAGTCTAACACTAACATCCACGCGGATGGTAGTTCACAGACATGGAATGGTGTAGATACGAGAAACTCAGTATGGTTCGGATTCGGACGTACTTTCAACACATCTCTAAAAGTAAGATTCTAAAACTTATAAAATAAGGGGGATTAATTTCCCCCTTTTTTATTATGAAAAGCACAAAAAAAACTAATAGAATAGAGTTATTATATCAATATGGTGTAATATACTTCGGTACAGCATTAATGATGCTTTCTCCATTCATTATCGATTCAATTTATGGAAAGATGGGAATGGTTGTGGGGTTAATCCTCATTACAGTACAAACACAAAGAACAAAACAATATAATTTATCCTTACTTAATTTAGTAGGAATCACTGGTTACATATATTCGCTTATAAAAACATGGTTATGAAAAAATTATTAATATTAGTTTTAATCTTATTTACCTTAACATCGTTTTCAACAACGATGTTTTGGGGTAAGATAGGACACAGAACAGTTGGTGAAATTGCACAAAGACAATTAACACTAACAACAGAACAACGAGTTAATGAAATTTTAGATGGACAAACACTTGCAGTTGCAAGTACTTGGGCAGATGAGATGAGGAGTAATCCTGATTTTGATAAATTTTCAACTTGGCATTATGTTAATCTTCCAATTGATAAAAATTATGAGGAAGTAGAACATACACAAGAAAATGTAGTAAAAATGATTAATACTGCAATTCCTATTTTACAATCACCATCTGCATCAAAAGAGATGAAAGCGTTTTGGTTAAAGTATTTGGTTCATATGGTAGGAGATTTGCACCAACCTTTACATACTGGAAGATTTGAAGATTATGGTGGTAGTAAAATCAAAGTAAACTTCAAAGGAAGAAAAGGAGCAGAGAATCAAACGAATCTTCATGTACTATGGGATACAGATATGATTGATGATTACAAGATGAGTTATACTGAATATGCAGATAAACTACAAAACCAATTTAAAGATATAGTAGTAGAACAAGGAAATGCTATCAAGTGGGCAAATGAATCACATCAGTATGTACCTAAGATTTATGAAACAAAAAGTGGTTCATATTTATCATATGATTATGTATATGAGAATCTACCAATTGTAGATGAAAGATTATATTTTGCTGGAATCAGATTGGGTAACCTATTAAATAATATATTTGGAGAATGAGTAAATTAGTAAACCTCTTTGGTGGACCTGGTATTGGTAAATCTTCAATAGCAAATGGAATCACCTACAAACTAAAGAAACAACATATCAGTTGTAATAACCCATATGAATTCCCAAAGAGATTAGCTTGGGACCATAATATACCAGCAATATCAGACCAACTTTATGTATTTGCAAATCAACATAGAGGAATCGCTGAATGTTATAACAAAGTAGATTATATAGTAATCGATTCACCTATTCTATTCTCTACCATATATCATCAATACTATACGGAAGGTTATCCTGCAGAATTTTATGGACAACCATTTCATGATTTAATCATTGATTTACATGGAAGATATGATAATATTAATATTTTATTAGAACGAGGTGAAACCGTACACAATGATGATGAGAGATTTCAGAAATTAGAACAATCAATTGAAATTGATAATTTGTGTAAAAAAATATTGGATGATAACAATATTCCATATCATACAATTAAGGTTGATGGTAAAACAGTAAAAAAAATTATGAAATTATTAGGAAAGTCCAAATAATTTTCGTATATTTGTATAACAAATAATAATAGATAAAATGGCAAACTTACAAGAAATAGCAAAAAAGTTTAGAGTATCAGATAATTTTCTGAACTCAAAAGAAGATGCGTTACTAATCGTAGCAACATCAATGGTAGATTTAATCGGTGAATTAAACAGAAATCAAAACAGAGGTATTGATGAAAATCAAAAACAATCACTAATTACTAAATTAGAAAAGTTAGGAGAATTTTGTAAAGAAGTAAAAAACTCTACATTTTAATATGGCATTCTTCGAAGATAATAACACACAACCAAATAAGGTAGCAAATTCTCTATGGGTAGAGAAGTACAGACCTTCTAAACTAACAGAATACGTTGGTAATGAACATTTAAAGGATAAGGTAAAGGATTATCTTGAAAGTGGAGAAATCCCTCATCTTTTATTCTTCGGTAAAGCTGGTACAGGTAAAACAACATTAGCTAAGTTAATTGTAAATTCAATTGATTGTGACCATATCATTATAAATGCATCTGATGAGAATAATGTAGATACAGTTCGTAATAAAGTAAAAGGATTTGCTTCAACTGTTGGTTTCAAAGATATGAAAATAATCATACTTGATGAGTTTGATTATATGACACCAAATGCACAAGCACTTTTAAGAAACTTGATGGAAACGTTCTCAAAACATTGTAGATTCATTCTAACTTGTAATTATGTTGAGAAAGTAATCTCACCAATTAGAAGTAGAACACAAGAGTTTCAGATTGTACCTCCAACTAAAAAAGATGTTGCAGTTCAAATATCACAGATTTTAGGTAGAGAATCTATTAGTTTCCAACCAGCAAACCTTGTACCTATCATTGATAGTTCATATCCTGATATTAGAAAGATTATCAATACTTGCCAGTTGAATTCATCTAAGGGAGAATTAAAAGTTGATACAACCTCTGTAATTGATGCAGATATTAAATCAAAGGTAGTAGATATTCTTAAAGGTTCTGATGCAAAAGCCAATAAATGGAAAAATATCAGACAAGCAGTTGCAGATGCGAGAGTACAAGATTTCACAGAACTTTATACGTTCTTATATGAAAAAGTAGAAGTTTATGGTGGTACAAATACCTCAAACATAATACTAATCTTATCAGAATCACAACACAAAGATGCATTGGTAGTAGATAAAGAAATTACCTTTATGAGTTGTATAATTCAAATAGTTGGTATATTATGATAAACAAATTAAAAAAAGTTTGGAACTATCTAACTTGGTTAGAAGAACAACGAATGAAAGCCGCAATCAAATGTGGTAGTGCAGGACCTTTACTATGATAAACTTAGAAACAGATTCACTTGATGTATTGATACGAACACAACCAAAGTTAATGGTTATGTTTGGAACTGATTGGTGTGGGAATTGTGATGTTCTTAAACCATATTTTGAGAAAGTTTCTAATCAACAACAAAATAGACAAATTCCGTTTGTGTATGTTAATCCTGATAACTCACCAAATAGTAGAGAGTTAGTTGATTTAACAAACATACCAATGGTAGTTGCTTTTAAGAAAGGAAAGGTAATTGCAAATGAATATGGAAACAAAGAAGAGATAGTTGATAAAGTTTTATCAATTTTATTAGGATAAATAAAATATTTTTTGTATATTTGTATAACAAATAAACTTTAAAAGATGAAATACGACCACGAAAATCCATTAAATGAAGCAGAGTTAGAAGCATTGGGTAATGAGAACTTTGATTCTTTTCTTGCATATCTCGATAGTAAAACAGAATATCTTAAACAATTCACTAAACCACTTAGTTCATATCATACCAAAAGATTTGCTTCATTAAGTTCAGCACAACAAGGTAAATCAATCACAGAAGAAGAACTTAAGAAAGCTAATGATATTGGTAGAAAGAATGAACTAGAAGCTATTGATAAGATTAAAAACAAAGAGTGGAAAGAGAAGGAAATCGAAATGTTAAAGAAAACAGTAAAAAATGTAAAAACAGACCGTTCACAATGGTTCGATTAAATAAATAAATTATGGCAAAGATTATAGGAATGAATAATGGTGGAAATACACCCCCACCTCAACAACCAAAGATAGATTTATCTAAGGCAACAGAAATGAAATGTGAAGAATGTGGTGGTACTGTGTTTATACAAGGTACTAAGTTCTTGAAGATTTCAAAGATAGTAACAGGTACACCACAAGATGCAATCATACCAGTAGAGTTATATCTATGTGGTGATTGTGGTGAAATAAACAAAGAGTTATTACCAAAAGAATTACAGAATAATGGCAACTAGAACACTATTTGACCATATAACAAATATAACTTCAGTTCAAAATCCAAAGTATTGGGATAGTTTAGAAGATGCTGATAAGAAAACATGGAGTAACTATATGGTACATCGTTTTCTTTCTATGAATCCTGATTGGATAGAAGTTCTTTCAGAGATACAACCATACACACAAGTTTTAGAACCGAAACAATTATATCTTGCTCTTATCGGTATATTACCAAAAGGTAGAAGATATTTGAAATATACAAAAGGTAAGAAAGCAAACAAGTACGAATCTTGGTTAATTGATTTACTTATACAAGATTTTAATTGTTCAAGTATAGAAGCAGAAGATTATTGTGAAATACTTTATGCAACTAAAGAAGGTAGAGAAAATATAAAGTTCATTTGTGAAAAGTATGGTATTGATAAGAAACAAATAACTAAATTAAAGTTGAAACTTTAGTAGAAAAAATTAGGATATATCAAATATTTTTCGTATATTTACATAGTAAATAAAACATAAAAATATGGCAAGAGTAAGTTATTCTCAGTACGGTATGTATAGTTCATGCCAACAACAGTACAAATTAAATTATATAGATAAACTTGGTATTAGTAATGCTAATATCCATTTGATATTTGGTAGTGCAATGCACGAAGTGGTACAACATTTCTTAGATGTTATGTATAATGTAACTAAAAAACAAGCATTAACACTTCCACTTGAATCAATGTTACAAGATAAACTTGTAGAACACTTTACTAAGTATAAAGAAAAGATGGGTGAAGATGACCCATGTACCAAAGAAGAACTACAAGAGTTCTTTGAAGATGGTAAGGCTATCTTGAAATACTTCACAAGTAAATTAGATAAGTTATATACTAAAAGTGGATTCGAACTTATAGCAATTGAACAAAGATTGAATGCTGAGATTAAACCTGGTGTTCATTTTATTGGTTTCATTGATGTACTTCTAAAGGATAAAACTACCCAAGATTATATTATCATTGACTTGAAAACTTCAACAAGAGGTTGGAACAAGTATCAAAAAGCTGATAAAATAAAAACTTCTCAGATGTTATTATATAAGAAGTTCTATTCTGAAAAGTATGATATACCATTAGATAAGATTAAAGTAGAATATCAGATACTCAAACGAAAGCTTTGGGAAGGTGCTGATTTCGTACAACCACGAATATCTAAGTTTGTTCCTGCAAATGGTAAACCCTCAATGAATATGGCATGGAAGAATTTTATGTTCTTTGTTGATTCGGTATTTGGTGATGATGGTGAGATAATACAAACTGATTTCCCTACCAATAAAGGTAAACCTTGTGATTGGTGTGAATTCAAACAACGAGGATTATGTTCTGCATGGAATTAGTAACGTTTTTATAATTTATATATATTTATATAAAACAATAAAAGGATAGTTATGGCAGAAACAAAACTTACAACAGTAAAAATAATTAAAGATATTTATTCCAAATTCAAAAAAATATCATTTGACTCAAATATAACCCTACAAAAACTGGTTAACAGGTCTGTAAACAAATATATTGAAGATGAAGATTTTAGATTGGATATTAATAAATATGATAATCTACATGAGAGCGGTTCTCAATTTTAATAAGAAAGTAAAAAAACAATGAGTACAATAAGTAGCAACTCCGGACCTCAATTAAACACACTTAGGTCTACCTACAATGAATTAGTTTCTAAGAAGTTATTCTTAGGTAAAAGTAAAAAAGTACAATGGGAATCTAAGAGAAGATTCGGAAACATTTAAAAAATTATTAATAAAGGTTATATGAGTAAAAAGAAGAAAATTTTATTACTATCTGATGACTTACGAATGTCATCGGGTATAGCAACAGTTTCTAAAGAATTGGTTTTTGGTACTCTTGATAAATACGACTGGGTTCAATTAGGAGCAGCAGTTAATCATCCAGAAAAGGGTAAGGAAATAGATTTAGGAGATGATGCGAAAAAAAGAAGTGGAATAGAAGATGCTTCTCTTAAAATTATTCCATGGACAGGTTATGGAGATGCAAACATTCTTCGTGAATTAATCATGAGACATCAACCTGATGCAATTCTACACTTTACAGACCCAAGATATTGGAGATGGTTATATGAGATGGAAGCGGAGGTAAGACAAAATCTTCCTATTTTATTTTACCACATTTGGGATGATTTACCAGACCCGGATTACAATAGAAACTACTATGAATCATGTGATTGGTTGGGATGTATCTCAAGACAAACTTATGGTATTGTAAGTAGAGTAGGTAATATAGATTCAGAAACAATCAAACCATTAGAAGATTGGCAAGTATCTTATGTACCACATGGTATCAATTCAGAAACCTACAAACCAACTATTGTAAATGAGGATTTCAAAAAACAATTACTAGGTGATAAGGATTATAAGTTTGTATTATTTTGGATGAACCGAAATATCAAACGTAAACAACCATCAGATGTTATTTGGGCATTCAGTAAATTTGTGAATGAGTTACCTAAAGAAGACAGGGATAAGGTGTGTTTAATTATGCATACAAATCCGATTGACCAGAATGGAACTGATTTAGTATCTGTATCTGAGAAAATCGCACCTGGATGTGATATAAAATTCTCAACCGATAGAATTACACAAGAACAACTAAATCAGTTATATAACATAGCAGATTGTACAATCAATATTGCGGGTAATGAAGGATTTGGGTTAACAACTGCAGAATCTGTTATGGCAGGAACACCATCTATTATAAACGTTACAGGTGGATTACAAGACCAATGTGGATTCAAATGGATTTCTGATGATAAAAAAGTAGATGGAAAATACCTAACTGCTGAAGATTATAAAGAAATTGGTTCACTTCACAATTACAGAGATTGGGAAGATAAAGTAACACATGGGGAATGGGTAAAGCCAGTTTGGCCAAGAGTTCAAACTATGGTTGGTTCAGTTCCAACTCCTTATATCATTGATGATAAGGTTGATGTAAATGAAGTTGCAGATGCAATTAGATATTGGTATGATATTCATCCAGAAGATAGAAGAGAACGAGGATTAAAGGGTAGAGATGAATTTTTAGGTGAAATGGGATTGAATTCTAAAAATATGTGTAAAACACTTGTTGATGGAATTGAAACTACATTTGAAAATTGGAAACCAAAAGATAAATTTAACGTTTATAAAATTAGGTAATGAGTAAGCCAATCTTCATAGTTAGATTACCAGGTTACTGGAATCCTAAACAATTTGATATATCAAGAAAAGCAATTTACGATAGAAAAGAACTATCAAATGAGTATCATGTATTAGTATTATCTGATAATGAAGTTGAAACTATACGATTTGAGTGTTATAACTCACCACATGAACCAGAAAAGTTAGAAGAAATAACAAAACTAACTCAGATATCAATAGAAAGATGTTTGAGAAACGAAGAAGAAAACCGATTAAGAGAATTAGAAGATGAATAAACCTTTATTAGTATATCAGGCACCAATAGCAACTAGAAGTGGTTATGGTGACCATTCAAGAGATATCTTGAAATCATTATTTGAATTAGATAAGTACGATGTTAAAATTGTACCAACACGATGGGGAAATACTCCACAAGACCAAATCAATCCACAAACTGAGTTTGGACAAAAGGTTATACAAAATATAACAACTCAAGTTGATAGAAAACCAGATATTTTTATACAAGTATCGGTTGCAAATGAATTTAAAAGAGTTGGTGAGTATAATATTGGGATTACTGCTGGAGTAGAATCTACGGTTGCACCTCAAGAATTTTTACAAGGTGGTAATCAGATGGATTTAATCATAACACCATCAGAGTTTACAAAAGAAGTTTTAGTTAAAACAACATATACTCAAGTTGATAAAACAACTAAAAAAGAAATAGGGCAAGTCAAATTAGATAGACCTGTTGAAGTTTTATTTGAAGGAGTTGATACTTCTATATTTAATGGAAAATCGAAAAAATCGGTTTTAGATTCAGTTGATACTGATTTTAACTTC